TAAGATAGCTGTGTCATTTCAAGATATTACAAGATGTATTTTGTGATTATTAGTTGGTAGGGGTGAGTTGGCACTCAACTGTCACATCAAGTAACCAACTCACCGATTGTGCAACTTATGCTACTACGGCTTCTTCTGGTGCATCTTCTTTAATCTTTTTCTTATAGAAGACAAAGACATCTTCTAGCTGGTACATCAGTTCTTCACATTGCGCAGGTTCTGTGATGTAGATACCCATAAGTTCAAGTATCTCCTCACGTGACTTGCTCTTACTTGCCTTCTTACCCACAGTAGGCGAACCTGCAGGAAGTGGGTCAACAAGCACAGCCTGCAGTGTGCTATTCTTGACCATGATTAGTGTGTCATTAACTGTACTCTCTGCATACCTTTCCTTGATTACGTAATTGCCATCGCCGCCAAGCTTTTCAATAGCAAAGCCTCTTGCATGTGCGATTGATGCGTAATGTTTACGCTTGTTCTTACCATTAGCGACATCTGCCGCAATAACGGTAATCTTTTCAGGTTTAGCCTGTACTGCTTGTCCTTCTGCTTGTTCTGTCATCATGCCTCCTTGTGTTACTGGTTAGTTGTTGTTATTACCTGTTCATCCTTTATATCGTCATTGATACCTACTCCATAAATAGTTAAGCCTAGGCATATGTCGCTCAACCAATCTAGGAAGCCTACTTCATTAGCTACATACCCATGTAATGAGCAGTAGGCAATATATAGCTTAGTAAGTGGTGCTCCAGTAATCATCTTGACACCCGCCCTGTTGGTCTTAGGTCTTCATTGCCTTTGTCGTTTGTATACACTTCTAATATGCGACCATACTTGTCAACTATCTCACCCTTTACAAGTTTAATACCCATTTTTTTGCGTATGTAGTCTGTTAAAGCTATTGTCTTCATCATGCCTCCTTTGTTGTTGGTTGACTGATGCAAACATTATAACACAGATGCTGTATTCTTGTCAAGTATCTCCACAAGCCGCGTGTGACGCGGGTTATGACTTAAGGTACTGAAGCTTGTTAATAAGTCTAGCGCGTATAGTCAGGTCGCTAGTCTTTGCTATCCTGCGTTCAAGGTTGCGTATGCGCTTATGCTTCAACACAGCTAGCTTTTTATCTGTTGCCTGTCTACCAATGCGTTCAATTCTGCCTAGTACAGTCCAAATGCTCATCTTCATATCTCCTCCTTGTGTGTTGTGCAGGGCTTGTGACCTGCCTGCGGTTTAATGGCGGGTCGTGTTATCGACCAAAGCCATCACTCACCCTACATCCTCCAGATGTCGCTTCTATCACTCTTCTTAACCCCGCATGCTTCAATCCAGATGCCCGTATCAAAGCGCGGGTCTTCAAGCTTCATCCTCTGCCCTATAGCAAAGACTGCAGTCTCTAGCCCCTTTGCGTACTCATCCTCACCAACACTACACTCTATCTGTGCTCGTAGTGCACTTGCTATCGCTACTTGTGTCGCGTGTCTCATCTTGCCTCCTTTGGTTGTGCCACGACTTTGGACGTGGCCTGTGGTTTAACACGTGGAGCGTGTTACCTGCTCCAGCGTGCCCATCGCCTCAGTATTGTTGCTCTGTATCGATAAAAGAGGTTAGTTCTGTGCTTGTCATGCTCAGTATCGCTTTGTGTGGCGCCTTGCCTTTCATCAGCATGTCTATCACCAGCAGTCGCATATCTGGTAGGCTAACCTCTGAGAGTACGTCGTACAGATGCTCTTCTGCTTCCATGAGTAGCTGCATTCGTGCCTGCTTGTCAAGCTCCTTGTGATGCTTTGTGGTCTTTGTCATGCGTCCTCCTTTGTTGTGGCAGTCTTCTGCCCTTGTTAACTTGCGTGCTCCTACCGAACCTCGTGCCTGCGGATTGCGTAGTCCTCTGCGTACTCCTGCCATGTCGCTTCATACCCGTCCTCGATGCCTGTTTTTGCGTCCATCTTTGCGCGTGTCCGCATATCCAGCTCTGCCTTGCCTCTTGTGCTCCAGTAGCCGTGGCTCTCGTCCTCGATGCCGTCGCAGACCAGCCCGACGGCTACGACCTCGTACACGTGCTTGTGTGCCTGTCCCATGTCTCGCTCCTTCTCTGTGCGACCTGCTTGCCCCCCTGCCCACACTGCCCGATGTGCGGAGCGGGGCGATGGGGCCCACAAGTGCGCATATGTGCAACTTGCGCTTGTGATGCGCTTGGTTGCGTGTTGCGGTTGTCAAGGTCGACCTGCCCTGCACGCCGTTGCGTGCTTTTTCGACTTGCACCATTGTATCACAGAGAGGCATTTCGTGTCAATATGGCACCCCCCCCCCAGAAGGGGCATACTGGGTGCGAGTATTGTAAAAAATTACTTCTCTAGAAAGAGAATATACTATACATATTACTTCTCTAGCTCTATAATATATTATATACGGTATTTAAGTGAATTATACATAGTATCTTAATGACACCAATGGTGTGTATACACATAAAGCAAATGGGGACCCATTTTTTAACTCTCACCTTTAGAAAAATTCTCTCCGCTCCCTTTTTTGAACTTATCGTAACAACGATAGACTCAGAACAGCTTATATTAACATATTCTATCGTAAAATATGAATATTTTCATAAGAAACAATAAAAACAAAAGATAAAAGCTACATCAACTAATTTATAGAGATAAATTATTTACTGGTAATACTATAAACTACATAGTATCACGATATGCAAAAGCATTACAAGTAATAAAGAAAAGGAAAACGTGATATTATAATAACCTTATGGTGTATACACCAAAAATTATACATGGTCTTGAAAATATGATAGTAAAAACACTGAATATACATGAAAGAGAAAGGGTTCGTGGTGTTATGGATGGTAAGTATGACCCTAATAGTAAGGTAAGTCAGAATATACTGACGCGGCCTCATGTAGCTATAGCACTTGAGACAATCCTTGATAATGCTGATCTTACTGATGAGAAGATTGCTGAGCGTGTAAAAGATGTACTTACCCGTAGGAAGGAATCTAAGTTTGATAAGAGTGGCAACGAGACGAGTAATCAGACTACTGTAGATAATAATGCCCTACAGGCTGCTCGCATGTTATGGCAGGCTAAGGGTAAGTTCGTCGAGAGACATGAGGTAGGTAAGAAGGGTGACTTTGCTGATCTACCCGATGAGCAGATTGATAATATGATTGAACAGGGTCAGAATATGATAAAAGATAGGATACAGGGTGCTAGTAGCGACTGATAGAGACATACGTATAGCTACTCTTCGATTATTAGAGGAGAAGAAGCGACGTATGCGAGACAACGGCATCAGGTATTATATACCACAAGTGCAGCAGATGCCCTTCCATCTTAGCACTAAGAGGATACGTGCTATCTTTGGTGGTAATAGGTCGGGTAAGACTGTAGCTGGTGCTACCGAGGCCGTATGGTATAGTACTGGTACCCATCCCTATAAGGACATGCCAGTACCAAATTTTGGCCGTATAGTTGGTACTGACTTTGTTAATGGCATAGAACGTGTTATCCTCCCAGAGATAAAGAAGTTTATGCCTAAGAGTATGCTAGTGGGTGGCTCTTGGGATAAGGCCTTTAGTAAAGAGAATAAGACACTGACATTAATTAATGGCTCTACTATTGAGTTTATGTCATATGATCAGGATATTGATAAATTTGAGTCAGCTAGTAGGCACTGGATATGGCATGATGAGGAACCACCACATGGTATATGGAAGGCTAATCAAGTACGGCTCCTAGATACTAGAGGTGATGCCTGGCTTACCATGACACCTATTAAGGGTATGACATGGGTATATGATGAGATATATGAGCAGGCTGGTATAAAGAAGAATATTGAGATCTTTGTATTAGATACATATGATAATCCATACGTTGACAATGAAGCACTTGATGACCTAGTTGATGGCCTAGACTCGCAGGAGAAGGAAGCCCGCATTGGTGGTAAGTTTGTTCAGATGAGTGGTCTTATCTATAAGGAGTATAATCCAGAGATACACAACATTGGTGCCTTCCCGATACCAAAACACTGGCCACGTGTACAGTCAATTGATCCGCATCCTAGAATACCGACTGTTGCCGTATACGTTGCTGTTGCTCCTGTTAGTTATTTTATTGCTGAGTGCTATAAGAATAATATTAAGATACCTGAGAACCTACCAGAAGGTGATGTTTACATAGTATATGATGAAGTATATCCTGATGAGTCCCTCCTTATAAGTGAGACTGCTGAATTAATGCATGCTAAAGAGGGCAAGGATGCTAGGATAGTTTATAGGCTCATTGATAATAGTGCAAATACACCAGATCCCATACTTGGTACTACAATTAAGCGTGAATTTGAGAAGTATGGGATACGTACAATACTAGCACAGAAGGACATACCAAATAGAATCTTTGCTGTACGTGCTAAGTTGAAGGGTCCATCCCTCTTCTTTATGAGTGAGTTAGTACCTAAGACAATGTGGGAATTACGACATTATGCATGGGATGATTACAAGATTGGTAAGGATTACAAGGATCCCAAAGAGAAGCCAAAGAAGAAGAGGGATCATGCCATGGACAATCTTGGCTATATATGTATGAGTAAACCTAAATATGATCTGCCTAAAGTTTACAGGCCAGATCGTGGTAGTGCTGATAACGATACAGGATATATGTGGCTATTAATACCAATGGCGGGGATAATATGGACAATCTTGAATATAAACGTAATTATATGAAAAAGAAAAATGCGACTAAAGAAGGTGCAGAATATAATCGCACAAAAGTAAAAGCATGGCGTGCGAAACAATCACCAGAAAAAAGGCAATTATCACGTGGTAGATATAGGGGTAAGAATAGACATGTTGAATTACGTGAAGCAGTTATATATTATCTTATTGATCGTGATGGGATAGACTGTTTGTATTGTGGTAAGCCAGTTGATATTGATAATTTACATTTGGCACACAAACTGGCAATGGCATTTGGTGGAAAATGTAGACTTGATAATTATTGTTTGGCGCATCCAGAATGTAATGCCAAAGATGGGATTGAGGTTCACAGAAAGGTAATTTGTAAGGATAAGTAGTACAGGTTACTAATAATTACACAGGAGGGTTACATGCCGACAGTAAAGAAAAAACAAAAAAAACGCACGCGTACGTACGGGTTCCTTTTATTAGCTCTCTTGATCGCAATAACTGCGGAGGCACAGCACTTCACAACTGGTAGTATGTTTGAAAAGGCATTGAAGAGTGGTGATTTATATCATATAGATCAGACTGATCTTGCCCTGGCTGATGACGCAACCATTGTTACAATATTAACAACATCTAATAGTACATATGTTGAGATTGATGCGGTAATTACTGGTGACACCACAGCTTGTGGCATATTAAAGATATCAGAGGATGTTACTGGTGCTGGTGGTACTTATTATACGCCATTAAACTACAATAGAGACTCTAGTAATACTGCTGACGCTGTTGCAGCTACTGGCGGCACATTAGCCAATAATGGTACCACAATCTTTGAATCTGCGGTTACAGATCGTGCACAGCCCATTAAACACAGACTGGCTAGGGATACAAGATATGCCATATACCTTGAAAATGAGTCAGGTAATGCTGCCCTTGCTCAGTTAAATATAACATTGAAGGAGTAATTATGGCCAAGAAGAGGAAGAAGAATAGTGTCACACCAATTGAGGCACCAATGCGTAGTATGCGTAAAGAAGTATCCATCGAGCGTGTTAATAATGGATTCGTAGTGTCACTATGGGCCAATGATAAACATAAGAGATTTATTGCTAAGGATAAGAAGGTAGCCAAGCAGATGGCAACTGATCTACTATAGGGGGATATGTGGCAGACGAAAGAAGAGGTAGTGCGCTTGGCCTGAATGATTATGTTAAGGGATTATTTGCCAGCATGGAAACATCTGGCGATATCAGTGGTGACTGGCTACAGCTAGAGGAAAGTACATTTAAGGATCTTCAAAAACGGAAGAAGATACGTGCTGATGTTAAATTTAAGGACCTGATCGGTAATGGTAGCCTATATGACGAGGTTGCACTTGGCTATATATCAGATTTAATGCAGACACATAAAATACCAACTGTGGAGGAAGCGGCTCTGTGGAGTTGGCGGCCAGGGTGGTATAATAGAAAAGGGATTAAGGGTAATGTGGAGAGTATACCAGATACATATAAAGGTGTTGCAGGTAAGGCTGGCAAGGTAAATATGCAGGATAGATTTAAAAATTTAACGTCTTATTTGGCGACAACGCAGGGAGCTGACAATGGCTGATGAGATTAAAGAATTAATTAGTGAGGTTACTGATGCGCTTGGGATAGAGGGACCATCAGAGGAATATGTTGCACCCACTGCAACTGAGGTCGAGAAGGAAGAAGAAAAGGGCCGTAGTATGCAGTATGATTTACCAGCCGAAGAAAAGACTGAAATATCTAAGCGTATTATAAAGTATATTGATGATTGCGAGGCTGCTAGGTCAGATTGGTTTGATACTAGACTTGAGTGTTTAAGATTATTAGATGGCATACGTGAACCAAAAAGTGTTCCATGGGTTGGTTGTTCTAATATTTCTGTTATGGCCATTGCCACACATTCAAGATTGATGCATGCGAAGTTAATGCCAGCAGTATGGAATCAGAATCTTGTTCATTGGAAGGCAGTAAGTAAGGATGATATCGATAAGATTGATGCAGTACGTAAATTTGCTGGTTGGTTGATCTTTAATGAACTTAAAATGGATGAGGTGGTTGATGATATAGTTAATGATTACATTAATGATGGTACTATCGCTATTAAGACTAGATGGGAAGTTAAGTATAGGCATGTTAGGGATAAGGATGCTGGATATGGCAAGTATAAGAGAGTTGTGACACAACGTGGTATTCCAGAGAAGATACCAATTGATGATGTCTTCTTGCCGTATTTGTGGCGTGGGGTAGATGATAGTGAGTATATAGGGCAGAATGTATGGCAATATGTTGACCATATACAGGATTTTTCTAATCGTGGAATATATGGTACACTATCAGATGAAGATATTACCAATATTGAAAAGGGTGAGAGGTTATGGGAAGAGGAAGGCACTGTTAAGCAGAAGGCAGAGGATGAGGGTATAGAAGAACATGGTGACGCTCCTTGTAGGTTGATAGAAATATATATGCCATGGATGATTGATGATGAGATGCTTGAGTCTGTTTTTGTTATTGATCACAAATCTGGTGTATATATTAGTGGTAAACCGCTTACGGCAGTCGCACCGACTGGTCGTAGACCATGGGTAATTGAGCCATTTATTAGACACCCACATAGACCATATGGTATTGGTTTACCTGAGCTTATGCGTGGCTTGGCGAAGGAACTTGACGCTATACATAATCAGCGTATTGATGCTGGTACTGTTAGTATTGCACCCTTTGGTTGGTATAGGGCAGCATCTTCATATGATCCAGAAAAGATACAAATCGGTCCTGGGGTTATGATCCCAGTTGATGATATTGCCGATGTAAAATTGGCACAATTTCCTAGTAATTTAGTTGCTTCCTATCAGGAAGAGAATATTATTATCGGATATATTGAAAAATTAACTACAACGTCATCATATCAGATGGGGAGAGAAAGTGATGTGGTGAAGAGTAGGGCAACTGCCACTGGTACTCTTGCATTAATATCTCAAGGAGAACAAGCATACACGCTTTTGGGCACGAGATGCCAAAGGGTAATATCTAAAGTCCTTACGAAGATATTGCAATTGTACCAGTGCTTTATGCCCGCTGGATTTGCTGAAAGAATAGTTGATGATGCTGGTGAATTATTATTTCCAGAGGGATTAACACCAGAGGAAATTGATGGCGGGTATGATGCCTATATGACACTTGATGCCGTAGCTGGCAATAAAGGAATGGAACAGCAAGTCAATAAATTGCTTTTTGATAGTGCTGAGAGATTAATAGCCCTTGCGCAGGATCCTCGTGGATATAGGATAGCTAAAGATCTACTAATCAGTGTTGGGAAGATAGATATTGAGAGGTATCTTGGTCCAGAGCCACAGGCACAGGCTGGTGGTCAGGGTGGTATGTTGTCTCCAAATATTTCAAATGTATTAAACCCAGGAGGAGCACCAGGTGCATAATAGTCAATTAGTAGATATCCTTGTTGAGTTTGTTGGTGGAAATGTATGGGCCATTATTAAGAATAGGTTACTACAACAACAGAGTACATTTTATACTGGAACAAATGCTGCACTTAGGGATGGTGATCACAATAAAGCAACAAGAATGTCAGCAAAAGCTGAGGGAATTAATGAAATAATAATAGTAGTTGAGAAGCTACCAAAAGATGCGAATGAAGGGAGATTAGATCATGGATAATGTAACCAATGGCCAAACTCAGACCCCTGATGCGGCAGCCGTTACACCAGTAGTACCTGCAGTACCTGCAGTACCCGTTACACCAGTAGTACCTGCAGTACCTGCAGTACCAGTTACTCCTGTAGTACCTGAACAGGAAGCAGTAGTAGTACCTGAGCAATTGTCTGGCGAGGAGATTCAACGTCGTATTGATTTAATGTATTCTAAGTTAGAGGATGCAAGGCCAGCGTCTGTGAGTACACCTGCTGTGCCGTCAGATGATGAGCCAGTGGCGGTAACAAAAGAAGAGATTAAGAAGATGCTCGATGTCCGCGATGCGGATGTAACATTTAAGGTGGCTGAGAGGCAGGTATTTACAAAGCACCCAACAGCATTAAACACTGATGGTTCATTTAATATGAGTGATCCATTTTTAGTAGAGTATATAAAAGTTGGCAGAGAAAAACCATATCTCCTAGACCAGCCAGATGGCCCAGCAGTTGCAGAGGCTATTGTTGAAAAACGTCTAGGGATTAGCTATAAAAAGGGAAGGGTTGATGAGGCGAATCAGGTACAGTCTACGGTAGATGGTACGCCAGCATCATCAACAACAGCTTCCCCAAATACATTACCCGTAAACCGCGGTACGCTTGTAGATGTAGAAAAACGTATTGCTCATAAACAGGGTATAAGTGAGGCAGAATATCTAAAGCATAAGGGGTCCAATAAGATAGTACAAAAAAATTGGGGCGCATGATGTGGGTATTGCCGAGTGGATTAAGGACTAGATCGTCTAAAACTGGTGGGTCACTAGAATGTGCATGGTGTGATTCTATTAAGTTGAAGAAGATTGATCATTATCCACCAGATAGGGATGTTTATCAGTGTAAGGATTGTGGCAAGAAGTTGACGTATGTTACAACTCCGATGCCAGTAGACAGTCCAGATAGGATAAAGACTGATGAAGAGCATCCATACAAGCATATTAAATGTGGTATGCCTAGATTTGCTAGGATACCAGGACTAGGTACTTTTAAAATAAGACCTCATTAACGCTTACCATACCAGTAAGTATATAGGGGGCATACAGGAGATTAAAATGAGACATCATTATAATTTGATTGCGCAAGAAAGTGGTCCACTAGTAAGGGATTGTCCCGTATATGATGCTAGTACTATTATTAAGGGTCAGGGATTGACATATGGGGCCAATACACGTGGTGCCGTATTAATTGATTGTACAGCTCAGGCTGCTGATTTTGTTGGTGTTTCCAATGAATTGATTAATGCTAGTACTACTGATCTTACTACTGGTACCATAGTATATGCTAAGACCATATTAAACCCAGATGCTATTTATCTGGCAGAATGTGATCCAGCAGTAGGCAGTGATGTTGATGTTATTAGTGGTACGACAACTGCCATTACATTGGGTACATGTGACGATGATATGGATGGTAGTTGGATTTATGTTAATAGTGGTACTGGTGTTGGCCAGCTTGGATATATTGGGGCTGCAACTACTACTGTTATGACATTGGATACTACAACTGCATTTGGTACTGCGCCTGATAATACTTCAGATGTATTGTTAATCAGGAGACCTTGGCGTGCACCTGCAGATGGCGGTAGGGATTTAAATGCCACATTTGATAAATTACTATCGGATGAAGATGAAACTGGGGCGATTATTGTACTAGAGAATTATATTGCTGCAGTTACTATTCCATTTGCACCATTACGTCCAAGACAGCATCACGCATTAAGTAATTTAAACAACAGGAATGCAAAATTTTATTCTGATATTCAGTTCCAGGATAATGTTTTCATGGCTGGCTCACAGACATAAATTAGATAAGGAGTAGATATGGAACAGATTAGCGAAAATTTTGGGGATCTATTAGAGCCTGGGTTACGTAAAATTTTTAGTGACCAGTATAATACAATGGATGAAGTTGGTCCATTGCTTTATAACTACATGTCAACAGATAAACCATACGAGAAGGATAGTAGCGTTGGTGCATTTGGTGACATGGCTCCGTTTGAAGGTACTATTAGCTATGATGATGTTTATCAGGGTTATGATGTGAAGTATCAGTTTAAAGAATTTGCAAAGGGGTTTAAGATTGAACGTACATTGTATGATGATGATATGTATAATGTTATTAATCGTAAACCAGCGGGACTGTCAATATCAGCAAAGAGAACAAAAGAGAAGTATGCAGCTAGTCCATTTAATGGTGCATTTACTGGGTCTGGTACTATTACGATCAGTGGATTACAGGTATTAAATAACACAGAAGGATTATCACTGTGTAATGGTAATCATACATCAACTGCTACTAGTACCACGCAAAGTAATAGTGGTACGTCATCATTTTCTCCTACTTCGATTGAGGCAACTCGTCAGGCTGGTAGGCAGATACTGCAGGATAGAGATGATTATGCACCATCGTTGTATGATACACTTCTTGTTCCGCTTGAACTTGAAGAGGAAGCATGGATTATTATCAAGACAGTGGCAGAAGTTGGTACCGCCAATAATAACCGTAACTTCCATCAGGGAAAATATAATCTCATTGTATGGGATTACCTGACGAGTGCAAAGAGTTGGTTTATGCTCGATATGGCACTTATGAAGCAGTTTTTAATGTGGTATACGCGTGTTTCATTGGAATTTAATCAGGATAAATCATTTGATACTTATATCGCAAAATATAGCGCATATGAGCGGTACGGGTATGGTTGGTCTGATTGGAGATGGATTTATGGTCATAACGTAGCGTAATTAATCAACATACCCGATTAGGAGGATAGTATGAAGATCAAGATGATGTTAGGGGTAGTTGGTTTAGTTGTATTAATGCTATTTGCTGCAAATATTGATGCAAAAATGACTAATTATCCAAATGGTATTACTAGTTTCGGTGCGCCAGTTTTACCAGATGAGAATGGTGATGTATGGGGTACTGCGTATTTTGTTAGTACTGATACAAGTATTGCTAGTAATGGTAATAAGGGTACGTCAAGAGACATCCCCTTTCTTACTATTCAGGCTGCGATTAATGCTTGTACAACTGGCAAGGGGGATAGAATTTATGTTCAAAACGGGTCGTATACTGAGAACTTAACCATTACTAAAGATGATATTACTATCATTGGTCAGTCTGTTTCTGATACTATTGTTATCGGGGCAACTGATGCGACTGATGTACTTGTCATTACTGGTAATGAGGTAGTTATTAAGGGGATTCAATTTGATGGATATGATACTGGTTCAGATATTTCATTGATTAAAGTTGGTACTGTCGGCACCGCCACGAGTGGTGTTAAAGTTATTGGGTGTCAATTTTCTGGCAACGAGTATCATGTTGAAGCATTTGATTGTTCTGATATGTTTATTGGAATGAATGAGTTTCTTACTCTTGATGATGTGACAGATGGTGCTTGTGTTAACTTATCAGGAAGTGACAACTGTGTTGTTACAGGGAATGAGTTTAAGGTTGATGCTAATTCAGATGGTATCATTCATGATGACGCTGATGGGTTAGTTGTATCTAATAACATTGCAATAGGTGATGATGACACTGGGGCCAGCGCTGGTGCTTTTGTCTTTGTTACTGGTATTACAGCAACGGATACGTTGATTCTTGACAATAATCGTGCCACGTTGTTTGGTGCATTGTTGGCTGAGTCTGGGACTGATGTTGCAGCACATGGGTATGGTACTGCAGACCTTACGCCTTCTGGTCTTGTTGCGTCAGGAGATAATAATTATGCTTTTGGCTGTACTACTGGATTTGATACGAGTGGATTAACGTAATACTAACAGGATCGGGGCGGCTAAATACCGCCCCATCCATACCATGGAGTAATGAAATGGTAAAGAAAAAATGTACGAATTGTGGTAACATTGCAGAGATTGATGATGGCATGTGTACCAAATGTGAGATTCAAATTGAACCAGCACCTGTAATTACAGCACCAGCACCAGCACCAGCACCAGCACCAGCACCAGCACCAGCACCAGCACCAGCACCAGCAATAAATCCTAGTACGATACCACTGTCAGGCCCAGCACCTAGCAATATAACCAATAATATACAATAGGTGAATAATGAGTAGAACTGGACAATTTATTACTAGAGCACCTGGTGTTAGGTTTAAAGATGTGCATCCGACTATGACAGCTGGTAGGCAGTTTAAGTCTGAAGAGTATGATCCAGATGTCGGCACTGATAAGGATTTTGTTAGGTGTAAGCAGTGTGGTTTCATGGTTGATAGGGAGCGCGATAGTAAGGGTAGTGGATACGGTAATGAAGTACTGGGCACCGCTATTACTGGACTTGATACTGATGTTGTTAAATATAGCCCCGTTGTTAGTGGGGGGTGCCCATTTTGTGGGAGTTCTGAATATGAGTGATGAATTTAAAGCTGTAGATGAGTGTGGTAACCCAATTAAGATTAGTATATATATGCAGAATAAAATGTATAGGGAATCAAAGGAACTTAAAGAGAAGATTAGGGGTAGGCAACTTACTAGAAGCCAGTGTTGGAAACCTAATAAGGAGAATGTAGACCTGATGCAACGTAAGGAATTTACCGCTGATAACATGAAGAGAAGATTTGATAGTTTAATGGGTAATCTTGGTGCTGGACCTGATGATCGTGATGTAGAGAGATTACGGAGACGTTAATATGGATAGGTTAGAAGAAATAAATGCCGCGATAACTCGTAATGAGGATATACTGAGAATAATAAGTTCTCATGATATATATAAACGTACACAGGCTAGGGAGCAGTTACGTATTGAAGTAGCTGATCTTGAGGCACAGATTATAGCCGAGAAGGGACGACTTGCTGATGTATATAATGTACATAAGGTCTCAATATGTGAAGGTGTTGCGATAATTGATAATAGGAATGCTGCACTAGCCACTGAGTATAAAAAGAATAGTTTGGTACTAAAGAATATTACGGATAAGGAAGCGCATATACTTGAGGTACAAGCCAAGATTGCAGGGGAGTCAAGGGCAAATGATAGTACGCTTGCCGCGATAAATGAGAAATTAGATAGTGTTGATGTAGAGGTATTGCGTGTGGATAAGCTTACTAGGGCACTAGCCATCAGAGAGCAGATTGTTACAGTTAATGAGACTACTGTTATTAATAAAATGTGTAAGGTACAAGAGATAATCAGTATCATAGAAGATAAAATTAAGGAGGTATAATGTGCCAAGTTTAATTCATCATCAATACTTACAGGATGCGGCAGATGACACTGATATCAATGCAGCGGCGTTAATTAATGGAACACCAGTATATTCAAAGGCCATAAATAATCATTTTAATGATGGGTATGCATATTTGAATGTTGTTCTCGCCGATACACCTGACGTTGATATCTCCTATGAGGTATCGCCAGACGGCAATAGATGGTATCCACCGTATGATCTTGATGGCAATAATGTTGGTACTATAATCACTGCATTAACATCATCAAGATGGCTTGTATTTGAACCAGTTATTAGTAAATTTATACGATTTTTAATTGATCCTGATGCGAATAGTACGGTATCTGTAGAATATGGCCACAAGGAGACTATAGTATAGTGATTAAGAAATTTTCCATTATATTTGTGTTACTTGCTATCTGTGGTAGTGTGTTCGCTCAGCATGGTGAGTTTGAGCGGATGATGAAGAGGATACGTAGTGATACAAAGCCTGCCGCCGATGCAGTATATGATCTCGGATCCCCTACAAAACAATGGGGGAATATATATTTTGGTGGTACATTATATGATAATGGTGTACCATTTACTGGTGGCCCAGACAATATTATTGATACCGCTGATGGATTACAAGCTACTGGTGATATGTCACTAACTGGATTCCTAAGTGTTGACGGTGATCTTACTGTTGGTGGTTTAATATATGGTGATGGTAGTCAATTAATCAACATTACCACAACGGAAGCAGATACGCTTGCCACGGTGACTGAAAGAGGTCGTACAACATCCCAAGACCTCACACTGCAAGGGAGCGTCACCATTGATGGAAACGTAACGATTAGTAATTATTTATATCTTGACCCTGACGTTGTATACCGAAGTGATAGTGGCAATGCTCAATTCTCTGAAGATAATGGTGGGACATGGGCTGATATTGGTAGTGGTACTAGTAGTGGTGGTGGAGGTGGTGATACATTATGGGAAGTTGATGGTGATCTCCAACCGAATGCAACAGGCGTTGGAAATAACATATCGATGGGTAATGTTCTTTATATTGAGGATAATGGAGATGTGGGCATTGGCACAACCACCCCCTCGACAGCGTTAGAAGTCACTGGCATTGGCACAGCATCAGATCAGTGGGCGGTTGGCAATACAAGCATCAGAAGTGACGGTGTGTATGTCGGGTCAGTTGAGGGTCTTGGTAATGATGGGGCTGGATTCTTTGAGATTGGCAATGCAAATGCTGCGAATCTTGGGCTTCGATTTTATGGCAATCAGGCTGAAAGAATGAGATTAACTAAGGAAGGTAACGTAGGCATTGGCACAACCTCGCCAACTTCAACACTTCAAATAAATGGTGATTTAAGTGTAAGTAATGATGTTACGCTTAATGATAAAATATATTTAGGTGATGATGGATTTGACTTAAGAGAATATGCTATAAACGGTGCTCTTTCTCCTATGCTTCTTACAGGTGGTATATTATCAGAAGGCACGAATGCAGAGACTCTTAAGGTTACTGCACTAACGGCTCTTGTAAGAACAACTGATAGCACAACAGGAGAGCTAGTACATATTTCTGTAGCAGAAACAGATAACATTGCTATCGGGGCATACGATACAAAATATCACGTTGGGGTAGAGTATAATAATGGTTCCCCACAGACAACAGTGCAAGCAGGGAATTTTTCTCGAACACATGAGATTGGTATCGGTACGTGTATGAAAGAAGCTGATAGCCTTGAAGTGCATTTCAATAATGCTGGTGAACGATCACAAGATGGTGTCAACAAACTGCAACAACGTGCAGCCAGTTTGCGAGGTATGGAGATGGGGTCAAATGCATGTGTTGTAGCTAACGATGGGCTTAGCCTTAATCTTACTATTGATAACGGTGTTGTGTATCAAGGGCTTCATCGTATTACCCCTTTCAGCGGTGGGGATTTTGATTCATCGGATACGGATACGTTTAGATATTTTTATCGTAGTGCTGTCCTAAGTGAGTGGCTTTCGACATCTGGCAATACAGTAATCGATAATACATATTATGATGATGGGTCTGGTGCACTAAAGGCAGTAACCACTAATGAATACGGTGTTCATTGGATTTACATTCATCCAGGTGATGACCATGTACTTGTTGTTTATGGACAGGATAGTTATAAATTAGCTCAAGCACAAGAAGCTACAAGCCCTTCATCTTTGCCAACGGTAGTAGGTGATTTTGCTTTATTGATAGCAAGAGTAACCGTTGAAAGAAATGGCTCTAGTTTTGCGTTAGTTGATGGAGTAACAAAAGAGTTCTTTAATGGAGCTGGTGTAACTGACCATGGCGCATTAGGTGGACTTTCAGATGATGATCATTCAATATATTACCTTGATGCTGATGTATCAACGTCTGTTGAACTTGAGGCGGAACTTTTGCACGATAATTTTAGTGACTATGTTGCAAAGGAACACTATGATTGGACAGCTTCAGTTGGTACGATTCATTCTGATAACTACACAGACACCAACACTCAACTCGCTGACACTGACATCAATGACTTTGGGTTCATCAAGAATGCGAGTGAGTCAGATGGAATCTTCGTTGCCAGTGATGCAAACAGCATTACCAGTCAACACATTACTGACCTTGATAACTTGAGCGGAACAAACTCTGGTGACAACACCGTTGCGACATCAGGTGATGCAGCGGTTGATTTCTTTGGTGCAGGTGTGAGTGCGGTAACTGATGCGACAACGTGTACTGATTTAGAAGGTACTGGTCTTTTAATAACTGGTGGCACATTAAACGCTGTTGGCGGCGGACTTACCAATATGATTGACACCGCTGATGGAAACAACGCACTTTATGACTTGACTGTTAGTGGGGATTTATCTGTTAATGGTGATATAAGAACACACAATCTATATTCAACAACTCTCTATGGTGATGGGTCAAATATTACTGGTCTACCTTCAGGTGGCAGTGAAATTTACATGGAACTAGACGTTGAACTTGCTCAATTCATATCAGTAGACGGTGTTACTGCAAACTGCTGGTATGACACATCGGGCAAATCTAACACATTGGTATTTGACCCGAACGTCATACAATCATGTCGCTGGACAAAAAACCTCGATGATGATTATGGGGCTGGTACTCTTTATGCTGATGTATTCTTCCATATGGACATTGCTGAAGCAAATGAAGTTCAATTCACCATGGAGATAATGGCGTATACTCCTGGCACTGATTCAGCTGATTTTGACACTGATTCATTTGATACGGCTAATGAAGGGGCAGCAACAACGGTAGCGGCAACTGCTGGACGTTTATACAAACAGATAATCACTCTTTCAAATGATGACAGCCTTGCAGCTGGTGATATACTCAGGCTCCAATTAAGCCGTGACGCAACAGACGGTACAAATGATGATGCCGTTGGATTCGCATTAGTAACTAATGTAGTTATAAGAGAATAGGAGAAGTTATGAAAATTATCACAGTATTATTACTCTGTTTGTTTTTAACGCCAGTATGTTTTGCTGATTTTACTACTCAGCAAGAGACTATTTTGAAAGCAGTAGCGAACAAATATCTCATTGAATATCAACTTGATATGTTACAGAAAGATGATAAAGATTTATCTGATACAATGAACGGTGAACTAGGTGCGGTAAACACGGCATATCAAGCAAATGTTGATGCGGTTAGAGACTTGTACGACCCACAGATTGCAACCATCAAGGCAAGTATCATTGCAAAGGAGCAGGAACTTGAAGACCTTTTGGTTTAGTTTATTATTATTGATCTATTCTGTAAGTGCATCAGCGAACGGCTTGTTCTTTGACGGTGCTGACCTTGTTGACCTTGATGCTGCTGCCTCTACTGACATCGGAGTTAATTTTACAGTTATAGCTTGGATAATGACTCATCCAACTGAAGATACTGGTGATGAAAGAACGATTTTCGGGAATCGAACAGGAACAGACGGAATTCAATTCAGAGTCGAAGCTAATGAAAGATTGGGATTGGTTGACCAGGGACAAGCTGGCATTGCTACAAGTGATGGGACAATTACTAACGGCATACCTATTTGCGTTGCAATATCGCACGATAATACAGGTGGTGGGAACACGAACTTTTTCTTCAATGGTTTTTGGGATGGGAAAAATGATTCTGGAACAATGAGTGTTGGACTCAACGGTATAAGGATAGGATACAGAGGCACAACTACTTCTGAATCATTTGATGGATGGATATGGGACATTAGATTTTATAACACTGTTTTACCGCATGAAATCATAAAAATGCTTGCATGTAATCCAGTGTCTCAAATTGCCACAAATGCAAAAATCACAGGCACAAAAAACATCTATCTTGATAGATATAGAGAGAATCTTAGATGCCATATATCCTTTTTCAACATGATACCAGATGTTAGCAACACTGGAACATGGATTCCTGATATGAGCGGTAATAATCATCATGGAGATGTGAATGATGGTGGTAATGGTGGCAATTTTGGAGTGAGAGATTCATTTTTAATGGGAGTATAAACAACAGGAGAAGACATGGCTAGAGGAAACGCAGGTAGAGGAAAAAGAGGAGCATGTGGAAGCACAAGAAGACGTGATGGCAGTGGCGGTGGTCGAGGGAATTTTGGTACAAAAAAACAACCGAGAAAATAACAGGAGAAGACATGCCAGACACATGCACACAACATCTTGAGTTAAACAATACTGTTATACGCATTGAAGAAAGACTTATAGCTCAGAACGAAAAAGTTGATGAAGCATTAACATTCTTCAGAGAACATGTTAAATCATCAGTATCTGTCCGTGATTGTGTTAAGACAAATACTGGTTTTCGTAAATCTGCTCAATGGGGTATTGGTGTTCTGTATGCAGCGACAATTGGTGTTGCGATAAGAACACTTTTGAAATAGAAAGGTTATCATAATGACAAACCTTGAACGAGCGATTGTACTCCTTGAAGGAAAGATGCGAAAGTTAGAAGATGCTCCGATAAAAGACATATGGCATTTCATCGCTCATTACGCATTGGATAAATACAAGGAACAACCTAAAGATAAAAATGATGGTCCATTAATGGACCATCCAGTATAAAGGACAATCATGCACAGCATTACATACGCTCAACTTTCAAAATCACAGAAAAAGAAATTATGTAATGGAGCGGGCAGAGCGGGAATATGGGGTCGATTGATTCCAGACTTTGTATTTAAAGAAGCGGCAAATGAACATGATTTTGATTACTGGCATGGTTGTACGAAGAACGATAGATTCACAGCAGACAGAAAATTCCTTGCAAACATGCTTGATGCAGCTGAACGGAAAAAGAACGGTAAAAGACGATTCGTGTTATTCAGGATGTTTTATAGAAACATGGCACTTAAATATTACAGTGCTGTAAGAGAATTTGGCGGCACAAAAAATCTTGGAGGTTTTCATTTCGCAACAAGGGAACGCTCCAAAGAAGATCTGATAAAACAATTCGATATTGAAAGTCGTCCATATGTTTGGATTAACAAAAAAAGAAATCACAATTGAGAAACCAGTTGTAAAATAGTCTGGGGGGATAGTAATGTCAGACATAAGACGTATACCATATACAGAATTAGTAGAAAGACTACAAAAGGAATTAGTCCGTGATAATTCAGCGTCTCCTGATAAGTATGGTGGCAGGATTAATGATATCTATGCAGATGATATACCATCACAGATAGACTGGCGGCACTTGCGTAAGATTGGTTCCGTTACCACAGTGGCTGAGTATACCACTGGTAATATATCTGCCATTACAGCTGGTGCCACCACTGTTACTGGTGATAGTACAGTATGGACATCTGCCAATTCAAATGACCTAAATTTAAAAGTTACTGGTAAGGATGAAGTGTATAGGTGTACATATGTCAGTGGTACATCACTTACTATTGATAGGGCATGGGTAGAAGCCGCCATAACAACAGATACACAATATTCATTAGTACAAGATAGATATGCGCTAGCCAGTGATTTTGATAGAATGATATTGGATCCGCATAAAAGTGTATACTATTGGGAGGATGGTAGGCGTGTTTATCTTAAATACAGAGAACCAGATGAATTTGAGGATATACAGGTTGTAAATTCTAATACACCATCGTATTATACCATTAAATGGGTTAATGGTGATGCATATATATTTATTGATCCCCCAGACTATGAGACTAGGACATTATATTATGTATATATACCAACATTAAAACATATGTTTGACTATACAACTGGTGGTATCCTAACATTGGCCAATGGATCTGCCGCTGTAACTGGTACTGGCACCGCATGGGCTGTAAATATTGTTGATACATCAACGCATGTGTACTATCTACGTATTGATAGTGATGGTACTGGTGCGGCATCTAAGTGGTACAAGATCCTTAGCGTTGATAGTGCTACTGGCATAACACTAGCTAGTAATTACCTTGGTACGTCAATAACTACTAGTGTGCCATATAGTATTGCTATGGCATCAAATTTACCGCATGGACTTGATCTTGGTATATTATATGGTGCCGCTGTGATAAGTGCTATTGATCAGACAAATGAGAAACAGATTGCTAGTTGGTCTGGCCTATATGCAAAATTACTTGCACAGTATAGGGCCATTAAGGGTAAAAAGAATTATGGGCAAAAACGCGTAGGGACGATATATGAGAGGCCAGGGGTTAGACGCTAATGTTTGGAGATAAATTAACACCAATTACTGTTGAGTTTGGTGGCGGACTTGATACGACACCAGGCATATTGAATACACCAAGTAATAGTAGTCCAAATTGCAAAAATGTGTATAGTGGGCTATCTAATATATTACAGCGTATTAATGACTATAGGGTGTTGGCTACTTCAGCTAGTGGCACTACTGGTAATGGTATATTCAAATTTAATCAAAGTAGTACTGTACAGAAATTAATAGTTTACCTTGATGATGAGTTATATAAGATAGATAGTGTTGATAATTCATATGATGGTACACTTGACAGCATTGCCTTTGCTACCAATATGAGTAATGCCGCTATGGAGTTTGCCCAGATTAATGAGGGCGGCACAGAGTACTTAGTGATGGCAACACATGCACGTGATACACTACAGAAATATGATGGCACCACTGTTACAGATTTATCTGCGGATGCTGATACGCCAAAGCCAAAATTTATCACACCATGGCGTGGGTATCTGTTTTGTGCGAACATGGAAGGCAATGAGTCTAGGACATCGTATAATGATATTGCCACTGTAATGACAACTGCCACAGCATGGACAGCTCTTGATTATCAGGATATCTTTACTAGTGATGGTGATATTGTTACTGGGCAAGCGATACTTAAGGGAAGACTTTATACATTTAAGAATAATAGTATACATAGATGGACATATTTTGGTGGGACACCATTATTTGGTGTAAAGGATGCCGCAAGTATTGGTGCAGTATCATCTAAGTCAATCGTCAGAATCTCACACCCAAAACTTGGTGAGGTATTAGTATTTTTAGCACCAGATAAGCGCATTTATGCATTTGATGGTTCTGAGGTTCATCCACTATCAGCAAAGATTGAATATGACAATGATGTATCTGAATTTAGTCTTGCGAAATTAAACGGTGACTCAATATCCTCAGCTTGTGCCCTTAATAATGATGTAAGACATTGGTATATGTGTTGGGTTCCAGTATCATCAGTAAATAATTGGTGCCTATTGTATAATTATTATACTGGCGCATTTTGGCCCTGTGATACGATGAGTGCTAGGTCTTGTGTAATTGGTAGGGATGGTGGCACCAATAAGGCGTATTTTGTTGGTGATGATGGCCTGGTAAAAGAGGCTGATTATGCCGCAACTACTGTACGTACTATTACTGCTAATTATTATACGGCTAAATTTACTTCTGGTATATACCCAGCGTTAAAAGCAAACAAATATTTTGATGTATATGCTAAGAATATACCGTCAAGTACACTATCATTTTATCATAGGAGTGATTGGACCGCGGCATGGGCAGACATTGCATTTCTTGACCTAGATGGTAGTGGCTTTGTACTTGGTACTTCTGCGCTTGGTACTGGTTTATTGGGCGGCGCGGCTGCGGTACATAGGACAGTTGATATGCCATATTTAAGTCACATGGAGCAGTTTAGATTTTATAGTAGTAATTCAAATACATCATGGGTTATTTATGGTGCTAATATGGTAGTTAAAGGTATTGGATATGGACAATCATTTACAGAGGCTGAGGTATGAGGATAGAAGACTACACATTTACTGGGTTACCACCAAATCTAGTTGAGTGGATTAGTGATGTTACTGATCTATTAAATCAAGGACTATATCAAATGAAACGTGGACAGATACCAACTGCAAATACTGGTGGCCAAGAAGGTGAACATGTTTATGCAAAAGATGGCATCACTTGGTATTTATATGTATATGTTGATAGTACTGATACCTGGAAAAAGATACCGATGGAGGCATTGTAATGGGTAGATATTATATAGATTTAACTGATGAGCAAGAGAAATTTGTTACCCTATATCTGGCTGTGTTTAAACTTAGACCAGAACATACTCGTGCTGATTATCCAGGATTAATTTCATTGAATTTTATTAATGGCATGATGAAGCGTAGGCATGAATTTCTTGGTAGGTATAAAGATATATACGGTAAGGAGTTTAATAATGACAATACCATGGACCAAAACGTGGTCGGCTAGTGATGATGGCACTATACTGGGTGGTAATGATCTCGGTGTGTTGCAGTCTGATATAGAAAGTGCTACATTGCAGCTTACTGGATCACAGACTGTTACTGGTAATAAGACATTTAGTGGCACGAATACATTTAGTGGGTCAAATACATTTAGTGACACTATTGTTATTGGGTCAACTGATTTAACCGATGAACTACCATATCTTAGTGGTATTACTACTCAGGTATTAAGTTCTGGAGAGGCTGTATGCTATGAAGGTGATGTTGCATGTTATGAGGATGATATTGTATATTATATATAAGGAGGTATTATGAATTTAAAAGAGGGTGCTGTTACATTATTGGGCACAGCGACGCTTGATGTTACTGGGACCGCACAGACTACAATTTATACCGTACCAGTAGGTAAAAGATGTATATTGGATCATATTAAGATTGTATCTGGTGCTACTGCTAGCCCAACGGCTGTTGTTACATTTGGTCAAAATGGCGCGGCTACAGATTTTTTGGGTGCCCAGACTATGACTAATCTTGCTGCACAGTATGATACTGTTATATGTGCGCCAATACCACATGCTACGCCAGTAAAGACTAAATCGTATGCTGCTGGTACTGTTATTGAGGCTGACGTTACCACAGCTGATGCAGATGGTGGTACTGATAATACTGTATATGTATATGGTACTTTATATTAGGAGATACTATGGCTATAGTTATATCATGGACTAAAGTATGGTCAGCAAGTGATGACGGTACAGTACTAGGCGGTGCTGACTTAGGCAGTATACAGAGTGACATTGATTCACATTCACATACATCTGGGCTTGATACCTTCCTGGCGATGTCTGATACACCAGCGGCATATACGAGTAAGGCTGCTAGGTTCTGTGTTGTAAATACAACATCTGACGCTGTAGAATTTACAAATACCATAACAAATCCATATGCTACACATGGTCTATATGTTGTCCAAAATGGCCTACTGTCTGCTGGCCTTTATGGCCTTGGTGTGGTATCTTCCGCCAACCAAACAGATGTAAGCTCCTTTCTCTTTGCTGTTGGTCAAAACAATGCTGCGAGTATTGCTAGTGCGGCGATTATAAGTAATGCTGGTACTGGTCATGGGTTATATATTGTACAGAATACAGCAAATGCAACGCTTAAACATGGATTATATATATTAGGTCACTCTGGTGCTGCCATAGTGAGTGCAGATTCTGCCTTATGTAAAATACACATGGACAACGCAGCAAGTACTGAACCTGCATTAGAGGTTATACAAGATGGTACAGGTCCTGGTGCTGTCATTCAGCAAGTTGGAGTTCAGACATCTGGACAATATGCGCTACATGTATTTAGTAATGCTGCTCAAGTGACTCAGACACTTGCATATCTCACTCAAAATAGTGCAAGCTCTACACAGCCAGCTTTGACACTTGCACACACTGGTAATGCTACTTCTGGTGTTATGGTCATAAATAATGCTGGTACTGGAGCTGGTATAAATATTAGTTGTTCTGGTAATGGTGCACATATTATATTTACTGGTGATCCAACAGTTGCGTCACCAGCAGATGGAGAGATGTGGTTTGATGGTACAAATTTAAAAATGCGTGTTGGAGCAGCAACTAAAACTTTTACATGGTCATAAGGAGATATAATGGATATTACGATTACATTAACTGAGGATCAAGCAGCTGCATGGGAAGATATGCTAAATACGGATGATATTACTATTGCATTACCACAACATGCTATCAAGGTAGCAGAGACACATATTGACGGTAGATTTAGTGAGGAATTGAATAAAAAATCACGTAAAGAGTTAAAGGTGTTTCTTGGTGATAAATTCAAGATTAAGAAGGAAAAGTAGTGACTGATAAGAATGCATACTATAATACTATGATGGCAGGTGATCGTGCAATGGTATTTAAGTATGAGGATGGTGTTAAGTGTATTATCACATATTTTATAGGTATGCTGTATGATCGTAATAGATTTGTTAATAAGGAACCCTGGACTATTGTTCCTGATAATGTTGATGGTAGCGTTTGCTATGTTGACCAAATGATAACTGATAAAGAGGATAATCATACATATTCTAAGAAGGTATGGGGTATGTTAGTTGATCATATATTAAATAAATATAAGGATGTTAAACAGATCACCTGGAATAGGTATAAGGGGGGTGTGGTACATGTCTACAGTAAAAGTATTAGGTAGTAATAAGAAGAAGTATGCTGTACACATATTAAATGACAAAGAGTTTGATGCCTTGCCATTTAAGAATGTGAAGGATTCATTGGGATGCGCCAATCCAAAGACTAAGACTGCATATATTAGGCGTACTGGGCATGACGCAATTAGCAAGTTAATAGATACATCTACACTTGAGCATGAGATGGAAGAGCTTGTATCTAAGCATTCTGACCATGAGGATGAAGATGGTATTAGATATAAAAGTGGCAGAGATTTTGCTGGTAATTTAGTACAGGGGCTGGTCTCTGTAGTTACTTCTGCACTAGGGCCAGTTGTTGGTGCAGTCGGCGGTGCCGCAGGCAGTGCACTTGGTGCTACCATACGTCAAGAACGTGCCATCGGTAAGAAAGCTATAGCTGGTGGTGTCGCTGGTGGGCTTAGTGGTCTTGTTGGCGGAACAGGCAATATAGTTGGTGGAGCAGTAGAGGGTGCCACATCAGCTGGATTACAGGGCGTTATGGAGGGTGAGCGTGCTGTTGGTAGTAGTATCGCAAGTGGGGCCATTAAGGGCGCGATATCAGGTACCACAGCACAAATTGGTGGTAAGTTAGTAGGTAGTGTACTTGGTGGTGCCGCTGGTGGCGCGGCTGGTGAAGCCGCTGGTAGTACTGTTGCACCATTAACTGCGGCCTCTGTTGGGTCTACTGCTGGTGCCGCTGGTACTGGTGCATTTGGTGCATCACTTGCCGCTAGTAGTGGATCTGCACTTGGGTCAGCATTGGCACCAGTTACGACACAAAGTCTTGGGTCTCTTCTAGGTAGTGCCACTGGCGCAATCGGTGCTGGATCAATACTTGGCACAGCTGCCCCTAGTCTTGGGGCTGGTGCTTCTAGTGGTATAGGTAGTGCAATAGCTGGTGGTGCTAGTAATGCCATATCTAATGTTGGTGGCATGCTGTCTGGTGCGAAGGATAAGGTACTTTCATTGGGTAGCGGTCTTACCTCTGGTAAATTGTTTGGGCTTGGTGGGACATCACCCACTGGTGCTGGCTCATCACTTCTTGGTACTGCGAAGAAGGGGTTAACTAATCCGATGACAATGCTTGGATTGGGTGCTATGGCACTAGGCTCGATGCCGACTAAGACAGAAGTACCTAACATTGGTGAAATTACATCAAAGTGGCTAACACCAGAAGCTATTACTAAATCTGGTGCTGCTGCTAAGGATGTTCTTGAGGGTAGATATGGTGGTGATTTTGTACCCAGTGGTGAGACTGTTGCATTAATTGATACTATCCATAAGGACATAGATAAATCATACGCACGAAGATCAAAGGATATGGATAGGATGGGTGCTGCCAGTAACCAAAATTGGATGACATCTGGCGAAAGATTAGAGATGCAACGTAGGTTGATGCAGGATCAGGAAGAAGAAAAGGGTAGAGTAGAAGTTGAATTAATGGCCAATGCTCAACAACAGCATGCAAAGAGTCAATTTGAGTATGTAATGACTGCATGGGAGGTTGACGAGGCAGTTAAACGTGACTATTTATATGCTGATCTTGCCACTGTAATGTCAAGATATAATGCAGATCAAGAGGATGTATTAAATTTTAGAAAAATGGCTTCAGATGCTGGGCTATATTTACTTGCTCAGGGTACTGGTATGATATAGGGAGGTGGTAATATGGCCAATGCATGGCAGCAATTAGTTGCTAGTCAAGTGGAAGTTGATAGGCAAAGACGTTCAGTGAATCCTGGTGGTGATGCATTTAGTACCCTGGTGAAGACAGCAATGCAAACTGGGCTAGATAAGAAGGCAGAGTTGCGCAAGGAGACCGCTGTAGTTAGGGGTACTGCGGCACAGGCTGCATTTAGTAGGTATCCTGATGTTGCCGCTGAGCATGCTGGTATCACTGTACCTGAGTCAGCTGGTGCACCAGAGTTACCAGAGGGTTTTAGGATGAAGCAGGCCACAGTCGGTGAGGATGGGCAGGTATCATACCAGTATGGTGAAGAGTTGTCTGAGGCCACACTTGCCAAGATGTATAATGATTATACGACTGAGGTTGATAAGACTAATTCTATGTATGCACTACTACCAGATTTTAGTCCAGTAGAGAAACCTACATTTGAAGAGTTTAAATCTAGGTTTGGCATTGGTGGTAGTGATGTGGGTATTACGTCACAGAGTGAAGACCAGATATTGCAGGCACTTGGTGTTACAGAGGAAGATATTGAGTTTACTATGCAACAGAGTGGTATGGCTAGAGAGCAGGTCATTGCATTCTTACGTTCTCAGCTTACAGGAGCATAAAAAGATGCCTATTAATGTCTTGGAAAAATTCGGTAAAGCGGGGAGTGTACCAGGACGGCCAGGCGTGATACAAGAAACGGATGGTCAGAAGAAGAATCCAAGGAACCTCATCGCAGAATTTACGCGTGCCCCTGTTAATTTAGCCGCAGAGGAGGGGGATAAAAGTATATATGAAATGGCACACACGGTTAAACGTGATGCGCTGATACGACCAGACATACAGAAGGCATTGAACATTGCCACTGGTGGTAGATTTGATACCTTTATGAAGAGTGATCTTGGTGAAGATATTATAGATATACCGATACAGGCGGCAATAGGCTATACTAGTTCAATGACTTTTGGCCTGCCACAATTACTTACCGCAGATTTCATCCATAAAGATCCGTCTACTGCAATACAGGTAGCCAAGGGTGTAATGACACCAGATAATGATATTAGTGGTGTTACTAATTCTATCGCATCATTAATAGGATTAAGCGGCCCATTAAAGTTGATAAGTAAGCTTAAACCCGTTGCCGCCCTGTCTAGGTTAAGACCTACTACGGCACAGGGTGTATTAGCCAAGCGTATGATCGCTGGTGGGTTTAAACTAGGCACCTATTCAGTCCTGTCTACACATGGCGGTAAGTCATTTATGGATAACATTAAGATGCGTGGTGGGTCTGGTATGGTTGGTGCTGGTATGGGTGCCGCATTTAGTATGGCGCATGGTATTACTGGCGATCTAGTAAAGAGGGGGGCTAGTAGGATGGGGCTTAAGATTACTGACCCTGCTACACATCTTACTGCTTTTGCTACTAGGCTTGGAATTAATGAGTACTTTACTGGATATCAATCATTTAAAGAATTACAACGTGGTGAGGGCAGTATACCAAAGCTCGTATATGAGGTGGGTCTTGGTATTATGTTCTCCCTGTCTAATAATCCCTTGCGCCTAGAGGCTGAATTTAATAAGGCTGTCCAGCATAAATATAAACTTAATAAGATGACACCTACTGAATTAGGTGAGTCTATACGTCAGTATAATTCATATGATGAAATACCTAGTGATATTAAATGGGCGTATATTATTAAAGCTACAAATGGTAGGATCAAACCAACATATCAAAACTCTGGCGATATGATGAAGAATGAACAATTACGTATTACTAATCCAGGGGCATACGAGAAAGCATTGAATAATGGGCAAGTTACTAGTAACATCGGATCAACTGATTACATATTTGACCACGTACTTAAGCACAATGCACCTGTGGTACGTGAGAAGTTTGACTTCTTAACTAAATTTAAGGTTGATGCAGAGATAGCATTTGATAGGATGCTTGGTAGCAAGCCTACTACAGAGCAGGTTAATACATTAATGCGCGAGATTCAGTTACCTGTTGATATAAGGCCAGTAGCAGAGGCACGTGGCCACCTTGCTAAGGGTGCTATCACAGCACAGCAGATAGGCGCAGAGATAAACAACATGCGTGGTATCTCAAATGAGGCATCACGTGAGTGGGCAAATAAGGCACAGCAGATACTTGAGTATAGTAATGCCAAGTGGTATGAGAAGAAGAGTCTAATGAGTGAGGCTGGGTTTAAGCGTTGGTTTGCCAAGGATAAAGATTATAAGAAGATGCGCAATGAGATGGATCACCTATGGGGCATACATAGGGATGCTGCAACTCAGGCACGCAAATCATTGGGTGAAGCTAGGAAATTAAGGGCAGAAGAATTACGTACTGAACGGGCTGTGGCTAGGAAGGGTGAGCAGGTTGATTTAACAGCTAAAACTGGTGGGATACTAGTAGAAAGGCGTGGTGATCCTACTGGCGCATTCTACGCTCCACGTGGTGAATCGACACATGAGTTTGGTGAATCAATATCCACCATGATGATAAAGAATACAGCAAAGATTAAAGAAATGGAAAGTTCATACTCATATGCCGAGAACAATGGTCTATTAAATAAACCGATGCCAGGATTAACAAGAAAATATGGTAAAAAGTTTAAAACATTAAATGATCTATGGGATAATGTTGGTGATCTTCCAGGTGAACAAAATCAAAATTTCCTTGAAACGCAACTTGCAGTTGCAAAGCATGCCGCCGCACGTGGTAGGGTAGATGTCATAAAATTCACAAATGAAGATATATTGAATAAGACTCAGTATATGGTATTAAATAAAAATGTATTGGCAAAACCGCCTGGCGTAGAAGCAGTTCCAGTGGGTGAAGAGAACAAGATACGTACGCGGGCCGCTGATAAGGCTACATCACTTGAACAATTATTGCCGAATGTAGAAGAGACTGTACGTGGTGCAGTGTCAGTATTGTATCCACGTACGTTTGCATCTGGATTCATGTCTGGATTAAAACCAAAACCAAAGTTCATGATACGAGTTAGCGGTAAATTGACAGATGCAGAATTAGCCGCGGCTAAAGAATCTGGTTTAACCGTAAAAATACAAAAACATGGGGTCGGCGGGAAAGAGACAACTAGTGATATAAGTTTACCTGGCGTATTTACTAGTGGGCCAAATGAGTTGCGTAAAGCCAAGACTGCATTTGATAAATTTGCTGAATTGGTTGGCGGTAAACCATCTAGTGTTGCATTTACAGAAGTTGGATTTAATAGAGAGGTTAAATCTCCAATTGAAGTCCCACCCGTTGCTACTAGTAGGACATATGAAGTACGCGCCCAAGTACGATATGGTGGTAATATTGTATCTAGTGGTATGGGTAATATGAAGGATAATACCATGAATATTGGCTTCATGGAGACACAGCCTGATTTTAGGCGCAAGGGTGCTGGATCGCGTGTACTACGACAGTTGATAGATGAGGGTGTTAAACAGAATCCAAACTTAGAGAAGGTTACTGGTATTACCGCTAGTAGAGAAGGATACGAACTAGCAAATAAATTTGGTGCGAAGTTTTATATGGATGGGAAGGAGGTGCCAGGTCAGGCAGTTGCCACAGTACTCGGCACACCACAACAGCAGAAAAAATTTGAATACACAATAGATGTAAGGTCTAATGATTTTGCTATATCAAGAGCTGGTAAGGAGGCACCAGAATTATCATGGTCTTTCCCTGCATTCCAAAGGCAAGAGGGTGATCTGCGTGCTGAGATGGCAACTGGTAAGGATATTACATCACTCAAAAGGATGGCTAAACATGTAGGTCTTCTCTACAAGAGTAAGAATAATAAGGAAGTTACACGCAATATAACTAAGTTCCTATCTACATATTATAATATACCACTTAAGGAAGTAAAGAGCCTCACCAAGCCACAAATTGAAGAAGCCAAGCAATTTATGCAGCAATTAGTGCCTGGCCCTAGGGGTAATATAGTTATACCACGTGTAAATGAAATGTTACCAGTTGAGTACTTTGATAAGTATTTTGGTAGGAAGGGCAATATATTTGATTGGTTACAGTCAGGCAGGATAGCAATACGTCCCATATATGATCAATTTAAGCCAGCATATCAACGATTACAGGCTATACGTACTACTCAGTTTAATAGGTTAAATTCCATATATGGTGGTAAGATTAAACGTGGTAGTAAAGCAGATAAACAGCTGGCTGCATTCGCTGATGGCATACTAAAACTTGAGCAACTACCAGAGGGAATAAGGGAGATTGCTGTTGAAAGACGTACATTGTATAATGAATATGCAGATAGATTATTAGCCGATGGATTAATAAAAAAGGGTCAGGTATTTTTCAAAGATGGATCAAGAAAGCCTTATTATCATAGGATTTTTGATAGTGCTATTACTAGTATTTTTGATAAGGGATTCGCTATAGAAGACATATGGATGCCTGGTGCCATGCCTGTTGCTGGTGCACTACGTAAACGTACTGGCGGCAAGGATTATAGGCATAGTGCCATAGAATCAGACACTGCATATATAAATGGTGTTGAGAAGTACTTGGCATTAAAAGATGCAAATAGGGTATCATTGGAATACGCAAAGCAGTATAAGGGCATGCGTCAGGAAATGGCTAAGGTATACATAAGATCAATGCGTGGACAACCTACCCATGTAGATAAAGCCCTACAGGAGACATGGCAGGGGATAAATCAAACACTAGCTGGTATGATGCAGAAAGTTGGCATGAAGAGTGGGGCCGCAAAATTACGGGCATCAGTGGCACCAGCCTACCCAGTATCACGTATTACATCACCCATAGCTAGGGTTTATTACTGGAGATATATTGGCCTTGCTATTGACACCTCATTGAAGAATAGTATACAGTGGCAACATGCCATGGCTAGATATGGGGTAAAGAATACAGCTAAGGCTACGTATAGGCAGTTTACAGAAGAGGGTAAGGGGATTATAGAAGCGGCAGATTTGCATAGTGAGGGCATTAAGCGTGGTGGTCACTTTATTGCCGAGTCTAATAAGGTAGTTAAATTATCACATATAGAGGAAGCTAGTTACTTCTTATGGTCACAGTTTGATAAGAATAACCGTAATATCTCTGGTCTAGCCGCATATTATAGTGCCATAGACAAAGGTATGATGCCACAACAGGCCATACGTGAAGCACAAAAGGGTAGTCATGAGACTCAATTTGGCTATTGTGTTACGCCAGATACTGAATGTTTGACAATAAGTGGGTGGAAGAGCTATAATGAGCTAAATATTGGTGACAGTATATTTACACTTAATATGGGTAGTAACATACTTGAAATTGAGCCGATAAAAGAGCTTGGTGTATTTAATTATTCTGGCAATATGGTACACATTAATAATCAAAGCATTGATAAGGTTATGACACCAAATCATAGGTGCGTTGTACGAAGTAGGAATGATAAAAATAAAATAGTGCGGGCTGATAAATTGGTATACTCACATAGACTAGCAAGGGTTGCCGACTATATTGGTGTAGATGAAATAATTAGTGATGACATGGTACGTTTAGTTGGTTGGTCTGTCACCGAGGGGCAATTAACTAAGTTTAGGAACTGTAAGACAGCTAGAAATTTTAGACTATATCAATCATTTTCACAGAATCAAGCACATACAGTAGAGATTGAACAATTACTTAATAGACTTGGTGGTCACTATAACGTGTCTACTAGAATAAGAGACAATAAAATTTCAGTGATGTGGTCATTGCGCAAGCCACTGTCTGATGATTTATATTCGTTGGCCCCGTCTAATAGATTAACTACTGAATTTATTATGAAACTAAGCAAGCGTCAATGTGAAATATTGTTGCAGGTAATGGTAGATGGTGATGGGTGGAGGAGTAAGTCAAATAATGGCATATTTTTTACGCAAAGTTTAAGGAAGAAAGAGAATATTACCAATTGGCAGATACTAGCATACCTAGCTGGATATACATGTACACTATATAAAGAGCGTAAAGATGATAGTGGTGTGTTTTTTATTGCGTTTGCGTCTAAGCGCACACAGAATACGACAGTTGGTAAATGTAAAAGGGAAATTATTGACTATAGTGGTGAGATCTGGTGCCCAGTGGTAGATAATGGTACGTGGGTTGCTAGAAGAAATGGCAAGATATTTATCACTGGTAATACTAAGGCAGACTCAATGCTGGTAGATATGGCCAATCCTATGTGGCGATTTGTTATGTTTAAAAAGTGGCCGATGGCTAAAGTTGAGATGATAAGACAGTGGGTACGTGATGGCCAAAATGAAGCTGTATTTAATCTTGCTATGCAGGAGTATATGCTATATAAGGGTGCCCAAGCTGTTGGAGTTGATCTTGGTAGTCATTTGAGTGCTATATGGTCTTTTGCTGTACGTGGTATTTCATCACCGACTGATATGATACCAGCGGTTAGTGAGTTATACGATATCGGCCAGATGCTTGACGGTGATGAGCGTGCGAAGGAACGTGTGATAAATACATGGCAGGGATTTGGTAATAGATATGTCAGTAAGGGCATGAATTTTATGCGTGCATGGCAGGATGATTGGAATGTACGTGAGCATAATGGCCAATTAATATATAAGAGTAATCCCAATGAGCAGATGGTTAATATGTTTACTAGGTCACTGGAATCGTCTAAGCGTAGGGCCGATATGCAACGTATGGGGCAGATGAAGAATGATATATCGGCTATGCGGGATAAGGTATCACAGGCTATACTTGATGGTGACAGTGAAAAGGCTGGGAAATTAAATAATGATATGCTAAATAAGTATAGCCAGGATATGAGAGATTATTTCGCGAAGGAATTACAGCCAGTGACTATGGAGGATGTACTAGCATATAAACAACGCCAAGAGACTGATGCACATGAAAGATTGAGAAGATCCCTACCTGGACGTGGCCCACAATTACCAACTGGCCACACATTTAAGGGGAAAGAACGTAAACCGCGTAATTTACTGGAATCCTTTCGAGGATTTTAGATCGCCATGATCCCTTGCCCTTACCGCCAGACACCCATTGTTGACCCGCACGCACAATCCGCTTGCGCCTAAGTATTATCTCTAACGCCAAATCGTCGTCCGTGACAAAGTCTACATCATCTTTTACAATGGTGTATGCGGCGATATCGGTCTTCTTATTGTGTGGTGTCTTCCTCATCATCGTCATTGGGGCAATCATACTTTGTTATTACATCATTTAATACTATGCTAGCTAGGCCAACACAGTTAACCCAATTATTAATCGGCCAGTACGTCCTAACTATTGGCTGGTTTCCTTCCTCGTATCTGCATACACCAATAATATAGTACTTATGCCGTCTTTCTATTTCATCAATTAATTCTTCCATTGGTACTAGTGATAGGTCAATCATGGTTTTATTATGCCCTTATCTGGTGTTACAATCTTATTACTATACATATCCTCATACTTCTTACGATTTTGCATTAGTTCTAATGCCTCTGCCTTAGTAAGGAATGTATTTGCTACGATCATACCTACTATACCCATCATTACTAGCCCGCTTGCATGTACTCCTTTAAACTGATCAAATTTTTCACGTGTTATTCTGATTGTCATATCACTCCTCACGAAATCCTACAGGCTGACCACCCACATTTAGCACCACATGTCTGGCACCCACCCTCATTGATAATATCTGCCCCACAATCAGGGCACTTCTCCACCGCATTTAACACTTGTTCGCTTCTACTATTATCCCTGTAGATAGTAATGCCTTTACATTTAAGGCGATGAGCCAGCATATAAGCGTTATAAACATCTGCTTTAGTAGCGAGATTGGGGAAGTTGATGGTTTTTGACACAGCGCTGTCGCTATAACGCTGGAACGCGGCCTGAATTTTAACATGCCATTCTGGTTCAATATTATGAGCGGTAATGAAGCAATCTTCTTTTGCATATTCTATCTCCTCTTCTAGTATGGTATTTAGTATCTTCTTCTTAGTCGATTTACTGAAGTATGGCTCTATACCACTACTACAGTTACCTATAATAGATAGCGTACCAGTAGGTGCAATAGTAGTAAGTGCCGCATTGCGTGCACGCGTACCAGCATGATACCATGTACTACCCCTAAATGCGGGGAAGACACCACGTATTTCTGCCAGGTCTATTGATGCCAGTCTTGCTTCATCGTGTATAAATTTCCACACCTGTGTTGCTGTGCTTACTGCTTCTTGTGTGTCATACTTAATATCCATCTTTATAAGTAGGTCAGCAAATCCCATTATACCAAGACCTATTTTACGTGTAGACTTTGTGCGTGTTTCTATCTGGGATGTCGGGTATTTATTCATGTCTATCACATTATCTAAAAATCGTACTGCGGTCTGTGTAACATATTTAAGCCTATTCCAGTCTATCTCACTACCCTTAACAAATCTACCCAGATTTAATGAACCAAGATTACATGACTCATATGGTAGTAGTGGTTGTTCCCCACATGGGTTACATGCTGTTATTTCACCTAGATGATGCACTGCATTATATCTATTAATCTCGTCTAAGAAGATTAACCCAGGCTCACCGTTAGTCCATGCCGCCTCGACTATCATCTCAAATATACTTCTTGCGCTTTGAGTGCTTGTTATCATTCCATTTACTGGGTTAATTAAATCATATGTGGTATTATGCTTTACTGCGGCCATAAATTCATCAGTAATACCAATTGATATGTTAAAATTAACTAAGTCACCCTCCACTGATTTACAGTATATAAAGTCTATAATATCTGGATGATCTACACGTAATATACCCATATTGGCACCCCTGCGTGCGCCGCCCTGTGTAATAACAGACATCGCGCCATCAAATACCCGCATAAATGCTACTGGGCCACCAGCACATTTCTGTGTACTCTTTACCAACCCACCCTTTGGTCTTAGGCTAGAAAATGAGAAGCCAGTACCGCCACCACTTTTTTGTATTAATACTGCATCGCGTAGTGTAGTAAAGATAGAGTCCATACTATCTTCTAGTGGAAGGACAAAGCATGCTGATAGTTGCCCCAGCTCGCGTCCAGCATTGATTAGGGTTGGTGAGTTGGGTAGGAACTCAAGATTAGACATTATCTTGAAGAATCGCTCCTCCCACACTTCACTACTATCATGAATCTCTGCCCCAGCTATTGACCTTGCTACACGTTGGAACATCTGTTCTGGTGTCTCTATCACCTTGCCATCTTTATTCTTTATTAGGTATCTCTTCTCTAGTACGGCAACAGCATTGTCTGAAAGTTGGAACATTTATTCCCCCCATTGTAGTTCAATTATTAATTTACATTTGCCAATTGATATACACACAGACCAGCCATACATTACCCATGGTGCTGTATGTAAGTCAGTAATCCTTATACACATTATACCTCCCTATCTAAGTCTTCACATATTGCCATTATGGTTGCTACCTCGCCTAGCTTAAGGTGTTTTAGTTTGTATTCTACTGGTAGTTTACCACAGTATTTTGCTGTTCCCAGTATCAATTGTTGATGCAATGCATCTGCTCTTGCTACTACATTATGAAATCTTGTTGTCTTTAGTTCTTTTGGCATGATCCCTCCTTTATCAATTTAATCGTTCTTAAAATACTCACCTTTAATTGTTCACAGCGTTTTTCTAGCATGTGATCTCCTTGGCTACCATACATAGTACAGCAAGCCCCATAGACATCCATACCGATATCTATACTAATAGTAATCTTTATTTTATCCATTAGAATGCACCCCCATCTATTAATGTTTGAAATGCACATTTATTTACCAACTTTGGTGCTATGCGCGACCTAAAATCCTCTACACTCGTGAATTCACCATTGGCATTGCGTTCCAATATTATAGCCTCACATGACTTAGACCCTATTCCCTTTAGTGACCGTAATCCCCTATATATTGTACCATTGTGTACTACATGTTGTACCTCACTAATATTTACGTTAGCTGATTGTAATATTACTCCATATCTACCAGCCTCTTTATATATCTTACTAAGTCTATCATTATCTGCGATATAAGCATTGGCCAGGGAACAAAAATACGGTGTACAATGATTATATTTAAGATATGCGGTCTGGTATGATAATAGTGCATAACTAACAGCATGTGCTTTATTCCATCCGTATCTGGCAAAGGTTACCAGTCTACCAACCAGGTCTTCAACGTATTCAACACTATTGCCCATCATATTAATGGCACTAAATTTGAATTGCGCTATGACCTCATCCATTAAGGATTTATCCTTCTTACCTATCGCTTTGCGCATGGCGTCAGCTTCATTCATGGTAAAGCCTGCAATCTTTTGACATATCATCATAACTTGTTCTTGGTATAAGATAACACCATATGTATCTATCAATATTTCACTTAATTTAACATCATAATCGCGCTCACCGCTACGCATTCTAGCTATGTACGTCTCTGCCATCCCCGAATTCAGGGGTCCTGGTCTAAAGAGTGCGCCGAGATCGATTAGGTGGGCAAATTCAGTTGGCTGTATACGCTTAATAAATTTTGTATACCCCCACCCCTCATACTGGAAGACACCAAATGTTTCACCTCTACGTAACATCTCATACGTATATGTGTCCTCAAGTGTTATCTCTTGTGGGCGTATATCTATTGCATTACATGTATCCTGTATGATAGTTAGTGTACGTAGACCAAGTACATCAAATTTTAATAATCCTATATCCTCTACACAATTCATATCATACTGTGTTAGTATATCATCAGATGTAACCTTCTTCTGTAGAGGCAATATATTTATTAATTTCTCACGTGCTATTACTACGCCAGCGGCATGTGTTGAACTTGTACGTAATTTGCCTTCTATGCGTGGCAGGGCATACATAAAATCATTATATTGTTGTGTATTAAGCATCCCCTCTAGTCCCTTAATAAAGGCCCTATTCCCCATTAATTCAGCAACATCACCCTCAAAGTGGTTGCCTATTATCTTTGTCAATTTACTAGCTGCATCAAATGATACGTTTAGTGCCCTGCATAGATCCTTTACTGCTGCCTTTGCTTTAAGTGTGCCAAATGTTATAAGCTGTGCAACATTATCATCCCCATATGCTGCCTTTAGGTAGTCTATTATCTCACCCCTACGTAGCTGGCACACATCAACATCTATATCTGGTGGTGCTATCCTTTCTATGTTAATAAACCTTTCAAATAAGAGACCATATTCTATCGGATCTATTTCTGTTATACCTAGTAGGTAACATACTAGACTACCCGCACTACTACCACGTCCAGCACCTACTGGTATACCCATCGCCTTAGCGTATGATATGAAGTCAGCCACCACATATAAATACTCAGCATACCCTGTTTTACGTATTGCCTCCATCTCATGTAGGTATCTTTCTTCGTAGCTTGAAGGAAATCTGTATATTTGGCTTTCACACCTATTTTTAAGGTAAGAGAAGGCATCCTCTTGCGAAACGATGGGATGCTTCTTGCCCATTTCAAGCGTAACATTGCACTTGTCGACAATCTCTTGCGTTGTCTCTATTGCGTGCCGTGGGAATAACTGTAGCATCTCAGGCTCACTCTTCATATAAAATTCGTTGGTTGAAAATCTGAATGCGTCTGGGCGGTAGATGTGTTTATTCACACTTATGGCAAGCATTATCTCATGCGCCTTCGCGTCTGATGCATTACAATAATGGGTATCATTAGTGGCAACTATATTATTCTTTGTCCAATCGTATATCCAATTATTTATGGTCTTTTGTTCTGGTATACCATGATCCTGTACCTCTAAGTAGAAATCACCCTTAAAACAGTCAGATAGCCATTGTATTATGCTCTGTGCGCCGATGGCACAATTATTTAGTATGCATTGTGGTATTTCACCAGACATACATGAGGACATACATATAATACCCTCACTGTGTTGTCCTAGTAGTTTGTAATCTATGCGTGGTTTATAATAGAATCCTTCCGTATAGGCCAATGTTGATAGCTTAATAAGGTTTTGATACCCGATGTTATTCTTCGCTAGTAGGGTAATATGGTATGAGCTTTTCTCACCCTTCTTTGCACTCTTAAAGAAGCGATCATTGCCAGCGGCAACATACGCCTCATACCCAAGTATTGGCTTAATGCCATGCTCTATACCCTTCTTATAGAACTCAAATATACCACACATATTACCATGGTCAGTCAGGGCAACAGCACTCTGTCCTAATTCCTTGGCGCGTAGTACTATCTGCTCTGGTGATGGTAGTCCATCAAGCATACTGTAGTGGGAATGTACATGTAGATGTGTAAACATTATTTTACCTTTACTATCCTGACTTTTATTACAATATATGGGTGACTATGTGTTATACGATTCCATCTCTTTACTAATTTTTCTGCATCGTATCTAAACTCGTATATACTTAATCCAGTGTGTGGTAAATATTCACATATTTTACTATTATTTTTATTAATGATGGCGTATGCAAAATCCCTCATAGGTCCCCCTTCTTTATTCCTATACTGCGTAATTTTTCACGTAATTTTTCAATTGCTTGACCATATATTTGTGATGCACGCGCCCTACTTATCCTATATTCACGTGCCAGGTCTGCCTGCGATTCACCACCTAGTATACATCTATCTATAAATGCATTTTCTTGCCTGGTAAAGGTCTTCTCGGCAAACTTAAGTAATTTATATATAATATTGGCACGCTCACGTTGCCATACTTTGGGCGGTACACTTAGTTCAAGACTATGATACTCAAGTGGTACTAATACCTTCTTCTTCCTGTGTAGGGGCCTAAATTCATGTATTAACTTTGCATATAACATCTTAGACAGGAAATATTTAAATTTTGCTCTACCGTCTAATTCATATTCTCCCAATACAAAGGCCCTGAATATCTGTCTTGCCCTGTCTGATATATCTACAACAGGTATTGTTTTACCAAATGTCGTGTATACTCTATATATCGTTGATTCTATAATGCTGTTATATGTATACATTAACTTTGGAATTGCGTACGTATTGCCAGCTCTTGCACTAGTTATTAAGTAGTCCACGTTTTAACCTTCTTAGTATTGTGTTAATATATTTGTTAGGTATTAATATCTTGGCCTTGCCTAATTTATTTACTGCCTCACCAAGTAATTCATGCGGTGATTTACTTGCATTTAGCTTTATTAGTATCCTCTCTTGCTCCCAATGCCACACTAGTGGGTGTGTTATCTCACGGTACAATTTAAATCTACTATCTATTATCTCTGGTACATCATCATCTCTGCCTCTTTCTATTAGTCTGCCATATGCGATGCGATCTGGGGTGCCTAGATATAGAATGGCATCAAATTTGATATCAACTTCTTTAACCTGCTCAATTGTCCTTGGGAATCCATCTAGAATATACGCATCACTATCTTCTAATACAGACATTATTAATTTACGTATTATGCCTTCATTCTTGGCCAGTTGGCCAGTAGCTTCTTCTTTTGATCCTGAGAATCCATGTGCACGTGCTAGGTCACCACTACTAACGTACATTATGTTTAGCACATCTGCCATTAATTTACCTAGTGTGGTCTTGCCAGATCCAGGTAATCCGATAAGTGATACACGCATTGTAGCTCCTAGCTTATGAATTTTAGTCGTTCACGTTTAACACCTTTATATATACATACACATTTTGTTGCAATGCCATCAGTATCAATAAATCCATTGGGATATCTGGGGTCTATTATCCTTGCCATAAACATCCTTCTATTGCCCTCTGAATCGTATGGCTGGCACAATGGACAGCTTGATGCCGCGCCAAATGGCACACTGACTTCTTCTTTAAGCTTGCTGATGTTTATTTCATCTTCCCACATGGCGCGTATACTACCATCGCATAATTTAACAACATAACACAATCCACGTCTATTTACCATATCTGAGAATTGTTGCAGTTGTAATCTATTCCTAGCAATAAATGCATCACCCTGCTCACCTGGCTCTTGTATCCATTCATAGCTATTAATCATAATGTACCTACTTCCTCATCCTTTTCTTCTATCTTCTTGTTTCTTACAACTATCAATAACTTATTTATCTGCGAGTGGAAGATACCTATGGTAAATCCCCTATCCTTAATCCAATCATCAGTTAGCCCATAATCAAAGAAGGCATCAATTAATTTGTGGGTATATTCTACCCCGTATACCGCAACTATCATTTTTAATAGCTTAAGATCCTTACCCCACATTGGCATGTATGGAGCACCTATAACTTCTTTGTGCTTTGTAGTATAGTATGCTAGTACAATATTACACCCCGCCATTTTCCCCTCTCCTATCCTTTACTTCCTTTATTATATCATACATCTCGCCCTCTGTTGGGCCACTAACAATACCGCGCTTCTTCTGATCTAGCTCATCTAGATTTATAGCCAGACCCAGACATTCACATCTCCATATAAAATACTTCAAATGATCTATGAATCCTTGGCTTATATACTTACCTCGTCTCTGCATTCTGGTAATAATATCATGCTCAGCATAATAGACTAACTTCGTTATCTCTTTTTGCTTATGCGAGTTACCGTTATAGTCATATACTATATGGTGTACAACCTTTTTGTCTGGGTCCAGCTTAAATCTTGACATGCTATGCTTTGCCTTCCTCATTTAGGTGAAACTCAAGTTGTGTAAGCTCCACTGGGCTAAATTCAGCCAGGGCAATCTTACCATTTGGGTGTGTTGGTGATTTACTACATGTGGACATAATCTCTGCCACGCGTTGAAAATTACCAGCAAATTTTGCAGATATTAACTTCTGTATACGTATTACCTGTATCTCAATATTGTCTGCTATGTTGTTTACTACTTGAGGACTAACAGCTGTATTACTAGCCATTTGTTGCTTGTAATTTGCGGCCGCCTTTTCTGATTCTAATTCCTGTATAAATGGCTGTGGCACTGCCGCTGGTGCAGGTTGTGCCACTGCTTCTTGTACACCCATTGCCTTAGTGGCAATATACAGTTTGCGTGCCGCATCCTTGAATTTTGGTACATTATTGGCCACCCAATCAAGATATTCAATATCCATCGTTGCGACCTCATCTAGGGTCTTACCCTTGTATTTACCAAAATCAACAATGTTTGTTTGCTCTGTAGTCGGTGCACCCACAGGTGCCGCTGTCGCAGGCGGTGTATTTACTACCTGTGGTGGTACAGGAATTGGTGCTACCGTTACTGGAACTGGTATATTGGTAACGGGTACAGGTATGTTAGTTACTGGCGGTGGCACATTCGTAACCACTGGTGCCATGGTTGGTGGTGGTGCAACTGGCACTGGCGGCATAACTTTCTGTATCACTTGTTGCATTGGCGCACTGGCAATTGGTACCGCACCCTGCGCTGATACTGGTGCTGAAAGATGTCCAAAATCAGACATCGTTTTAGTAACCTCTTCTACCGACGTTGTAACATACATAGACGGTAAATCAAATAATTGTATATCTGGTGGTAGATTTGCTGTAACTGGAAGTGTGATAATGGTATATGATGTATTAGTACCAGCACCAGTTCTATTAATCACAATATCAACAGCATCAAGCGTGCCAAATTGATCTTTTAACATCTTTGCCTGTTTCATTATCATATTGCCAGTTTCAAGAATCTTTACACTATTTGTGCTATAATCAAATACATTTACTATATGTGTCAACCTTGTACGGAATTCTGGGTTTCCACAAGCTGGGCATACACCCATACCAGGACAATATACTATCTTGCCCTTGGCCTTTACACCAGGATTAAAATTTGGTATATAATGCGTCCATACGCTATATGGCTCTGAGTTATTGGGCAATAAGAATCTAACCTTTTTTGATGTGCCTGGCACTAATTCAAGTTTATTTTCTTTTGCTACCCCACCACCACTTGAGCCTTGACCGTCTACTGCTCCCCATCCCATAAATCCTCCTTAATCTAGTTCATTTTCAAAATACATTAATAATTTACCCCAACAGTCCATACAAATCTTTCTATCATCAAAAAACTTAAACTCCTCTTCTGCGTTGATATCACCTTCACACTTCTCACACTTAAAATACCTAAATGATATTAATGGCTTACTCATTCTCCTGTACCTCCCTTATCAATGGTATAAGTGCTTCCTTACAGAACACACAAACCTCAATAGATTTCATTGATGGCTTGTCATTATTAACACACTTGATCTCTACCCTATGTAGCTCCTCAGCAGGTACTGGTGAACGCTCACACCTATCACATGAATTTATTACCCCCACTTCAATCACCTCCTTAAATGTTATTACCCTCATCAAAGGCTAAATTTTTGGTTAATGTATACTTACCTCTTAGATCAATGATATGTTTATTATCTGGCCCAGTTTTGATTAGTGTAACTGGTATTCCAAGTTTATCATATATCATCGTTGTGAATGCTCTTGACTTCTCACTTAGGGCATTATACTCTGTCTTGCCGTAATCCTTATGATCAATATAATCCATAAATGTTACTGCTAGTTGCGTCGGTCTATTTAGTAGGCATGCCTCCCTTACCATGTCTATATCAAATTCACATACCCTGCGTACCCTATTAGTGACTGTTGTGCGCTCAACTATGGGCTTTGGTGCACCAGACCTCTTGGTTATATCATCCCATGATAACTCCTTACCACACATGGGGCCACTATTGCCAAATACCCTAATTGGGTATGTCCTTATTACCATGATCGTATGCTCAAGCGTCTGCGGTGCTAGGCCAACATCTGATAGTAAGGATGATGCAAGTACATCACATGACGTGGTATATGGATATTGTCCGTGATTCATGCTCAATCCATATCCTTGCGTTCCTTCTATCATAACCTTTGTATCGTCACTACACGTGTTCAAATAAATGGCAACATTTGTTATGTACTCACGTAACCATTCAGTCTTACCCGCGGTCCTGAATTTCTTATCCCTCTTAATCTTATCACGTCTTGCCGCGCCAACACCTTCACACGTAGAGCCTATACCCTCAAACATCTTCTCAGCCTCTTCTTGTTCCTTGTGCCGTGGTTCAAGTATGCCAGCATTTCTATCAATCATAAGCCTATGCGTGTTCTCAATCTCGTTCATTTCACGTCTTAATACCTCTTCATTTATGAGACCAGCCGCACCAATACATACTCGCATATCCTTATTTATAAGTGCCGCTACTGGTATTTGCTGGAATTTCCATATACGCCTATCAATCTTCAATGTATGACCAGCATTTGGTGCGCCGACACGTACTGCAACATCAAATTCATTAGCTAGATGTCCACATATGGCACCCTTACCACAGCTACCATACTGGCCGTCTATAATACATGTTACTTTAGGCATCCTCTATCTCCTTTCTAATTGAACTATATTGTTTTTCCTTTAATAGCACGCGTTCATCCCTCTTCATGATCCTTGTTATCCTCTTACCACACTTAATACACTTACCCTTGATTACTGGCGTTCCATTTTTATAATAGTCAACGCTTGAATCAACTACATCTGTTACATCTTTACATATCAGGCAATACGCAGTAGTCACTATACCTCCTCTATTATTTTTACCTTATATACCTTATTGCTTAATGTCATTACCGCTTCTCTACCAACCATAGATCCGATTTTACTTTTACTAAGCAACCACAATAGTGCTTTCTTATATGCATTAACCTTCATATTCCAATCATAGTATCTAAACCGTTCAACCTCGACAAATGTGCGATTGTTGTCTCGTTGTCCATGGTGCTTCATTATACGAATACTACCATTAATCGCACATGGACTTATAAGTAGGTAGTAGTACATATTAGTATTACGATGTATTACATCACGTATCATGTGTCCCATCTTGCCCTCAACGGTGTTTAATGTATTGACTATCTTCTTCTCTAGCTCATCATATGTTATATCATTTTCATATGCATCCATATTACCCCCCTATGCGGTAGTAAAATTTATATATTTATCACTTAATGCGCTATGGCCCATCATTTGTATCCCGCCTAGTGTAGGTGTGGCAGATGTAATTTACCCAGGTCGAAATGCAGCTTGTGATAGTTGTGATAATCTACCAATTTCCGTATCTACTAATACCTTTTGTTCAGTCTGTGGTACCCTCTTCTCCTGCCATATTTCAGCATGTCTATCCCTGTTATCAAATTCCCATTGAGCAGTACCAAGCCACAACGCAACCTCTATCCTGAGAGCATCCAACGCTGATCGTGATTCAAGTTCACATATAGTATGCACGGTATTTAGTGCTGGAAATATTATCTTCATTTTTCAACCTGTTTGATTTTGGGATCGCCATAGTGGCGGCTTATATCAAGATTTACATTTGGCAATCTCTCCATTAATAGTGCATATACTTCCTTTAGGGAAGACAATTCCTCAGCAAATCTAGATTCTAATTTGCCGTGATGTTTTTCTAGTGCTTCCGTAAGAATATCTTTATTCTCTTCCTTCAACCTTGTAATAACTTCTTGCTTTTCCTTCTCAAGCATCAATTCCTTCTCCTTAAGACGCAGTTCATTCTTTTCTTCTGTGATCTTAATCATATGCTTTAATTCTTCCTGCTCAATCCTCTTTCTCATTTTTAATAATTCAAGTTCTTCAGTTAATCTTTCTTTTTCATCGGTAAGTATTTTTACTCTAATTTCCATATCAAATAAATTTTCAGCCATTTTTGATCTAAATAATTTAAACATATCAAACCCCCTTCAATTTTATACTAGCCCTTTTTTCTTTCCAACAATGGTCTAAATATCCACAATACAAGCAGTGCCAGTCACTGTCAGTCTCGGTCTTCTTCTCTACCTTCCCCATTTTTGTTTTGCTTATTGTACCCATGGCAAATCTTTTTACTGATTCTTCCATTGTATACATATAGGTAAAATCCTGTTTAGGCTCAGTTTTTGTCATCAATGCTTGCCCAAGTTGATCATATCTAACGTACACATCATCCATCGTCCAATTATTAATTGGTATGGCATGATTTATAATGAGATTATTATTTGGGCCACGACTAACATGGTACTCAACCTGTTCTTGTGTGTCCCTTGAATGGTAAATTAATATCCAATACTTAATATCTGGAAAGTTATCAAGGTATAGGCCAACCTGCATCAGGTTCTCTGGTTTTGGCGCGACTTTAATGTTCTTTTGAAACCCGTATCCATATGCGGTCTTTATTTCCACACCAATAATACTACCCTCTAGATTCACAACAAAGATATCAACCTCACCACTAATGTTGCGCACCCGATCATAGAATTTTACATTATTGCCACGCCATATACCAATCTCCTTAAAGAATTGCGTATATAGGTGTTCAATCGCACTACCGAATGCGAAGGTCCAATTGCCACGTGCATCTACTGGGTTGGTCTTCTCAACATTAGACCATGAATAATACGCCGCACGCAAACACTTACCAAGGCATACACCAGTATTACGATCAATAGCACTTGCCTCTGATGGGTAATATCCCTTTCTACCCCTATCAGATGAAATATGCGGATTACAAATATAATCATTTACTCTCTCAATTAACATCAGCACCCCTCCTTATCTCTGCGTATCCTTCCTCCTCTATGGGAGAAAAATACTTACTGTCAAATTTCATCCATACCTCTTCCCATGTTTCCTTCGAGACACCACGTGCATCATTCATCCTACGTTCAATACATAAGGACATTAACTCCCTTGGTAATTCATGTACTATGATTTTGGCCTTAAACATCTCTGCAATTTGCTTATACTCCATGCGTCTACCAATTGTTACATTGCATGAATCAACTACGATATTATACCCAGCACTAAGCATGGAACCAGCTAGTGCGCCCTCTATATGCGCAAGTATTGGCTCAATCTTGGGGTCAAATATGTACTTACCAGCTCCAATCATACTGCGTATTGCATCCTTGTTCAATATTAAATAGCCCTTCTCATGGTATTGCTCTGCCAACCTTCCCTTCCCACTACCGATATTACCCACTAATAATATTAATTCTGTCATGTTTACCTCCTTCTTTCCTCTTTATCGTTTTTAAATAGTTACTGATAAATACCAATTAATTGTTTAATACATACTACTACACCATGCATTAGGATCGACACAAGGGCCACAAATAATAGTGTGTGATACATACCCCAACATATAAAGACAATTGTATTCCACGTGTTTTTGATCATTATATTTATCCTTAAGGTTCCCGATACGATAAAACAAGTGTCCGGTCTTCCGGAAATTTATCTCCCCGCCAGGAGTGCGTCAAGTTCCACAATTAGTTCATTGTGCATGTCCAGTACACCATTTACATAGTCAGTTTTATTACTTATATCATTGCTGGTACGTGCTTCTTTTAATAGTTTATCACGTATCCTGATTAATAATTTATTCGTGGCCTTCCTCATCTTTATCCTCCTTTACTAGCATATGTTCAAACCAACTCTCAGCCTGTGCCTCCAGTTTCTTGATCTTCTTCTCCATAGCCATCTGCACCTGATACATTACTACGTGTTTACGGTAGTGTTCAGCTTCTAATTCATCTTCAATTATTCTTGTGTTCCATACAATAGTAGCTTCTTCATTTGTTAGATACACCATACTACGGAACCTACAAGATATGTCCTTTCTACATCTTATTTGGGCTAATGGTTCATTATTATAGAATACTGCTTCTCCTCCACAAAACGGACATGGTTTCAATTTATCACTCATCTCCCATCCCTCCATAATAAACACCACGCTACCCACGCACCCGTAAACCCAAGCCCTACCACCATCACCCATCCTATTATCACGCATATTGTTTGTAGCATTATCATTTAGCCCTCCATATCTTCCACCATTTACGTTTGTAATATTGGCAATCCCCATCCTTGTTTAATATCTTGGGATTCCCATATATTCCTGGATGCGTTTCTGTTGCCTTACAAGCCCAACAACCATCTCTAAACCCGCGGTCATGTGTTACTAGCCAAAATACCTTGGGACAATCTTTGCACCGCCTCATTTAGCCCTCTCTTTCTGGATATGGTCTAGGCAATCATTATTTCCCTCAATATAAGCATCGCTTTCTCTTCCACTTTTAATACTTGAGGAAGCTACTATTGGATGCCCCTCTATTAGCTCTGGCAACAAGGTGTCGATGTATGACTCATTCCATATAACAGCTGCTTTTATTGCCCTGCGTACCATTTCAACTTGCTCATCTTTACCCACTATTTCAATGCCAAATAGTTTCTTGGCGAGTAATTCTGCCAATGGGTGATTACCTTTTACTGTCTTACTCATCCCTCTTCTCCTCCCGTTATACTTTTGATAGGTTAATAATCCCCTGTTTCCCCAGTTCTTCTAAGCACAACCCTAGTGCTTCGGTGAGTGAGTCTCCACCCAAAATACCAAGATGCCTAACGTCATTAAGTTCTCTAATGTTGAATTTTTTGTCATATTTTTGTATGACATAGAAATTCTCAGGCAAAACCTCCGCAAGCTCAAGACCGTTGGGGGGCAGCAATAACATCATAAAAAACATCATGCATGGTTCCATTTTGTAAACTGACCAACACATAAGGGTAATTCTTTTTTTCCTGCACCCAATACCCACTCCACCCATCTTGCCTAAGCCCTGCATCCTTCAACCGCAGACTCAACTCTAAACTTGTATGGTGTTCTGTGTTCATACCCCCTCCTGCCTTATCTGTTCAGCGCAGAACACGTCCTCTGCAATTGCAATACTCTCTTCCTTGTCGGTAAGTTCTCTACCATGCCGAACCTTAAATGCAATCTCTTGTAATTGTTCTTTTGTTGGTTTCATATCCTCCTCATTCCTGAGTCTTTGACTCGTTAATTATTGGGTTCTTCCTTTCAATAGCGTCTGCGATTGCGTTTGCTAATGTTCTTGTGTAACAATATAAATCCACATTATTATCTATCAATATCCCGCGGATCACCTTCACCAACTCCTTCTCATCCATCACAGCCTTGTCCTTCAGTTGTTTAATATAAGCTATTCCTTCATTGATTGTTCTTGCATTATTACATTCTTTAAGTATTCTACTGCGAGCCTCACCATATAATGGAGAACCTGCTTTCTTCAGCTCCTTGACCTCAGCCTCAAGCCTCACAATATGCTCATAACTAAGTCCACAATTCTTTCTCCAATCTATTGCATCTTCTTTTGCCTTTATAAGTTCAGTTCCAAGTTTCTTATTTCTCTCAGTAATATCATAGATTGTTTTTAATGGTTCATTTTCCATACATACCATAGCTCTGCACATCTCAGCTTTTTCTTCGTGGCATCCTTTCTTCAGCTCCTTGACCTCAGCCTCAAGCCCCTCAACCTTTACCTCCTCATGTCTGCGGAGTGCTTCTCTGTCTGTGATTTCAGCTTTGAGCCGAACGACCTCCTCTTCTGCGTCACCTCTTGGACAGCCAACCCAACCATGACCATTACAGTTCTTACATAAACATTTTCCTTTTATATCTTTCTTAAGTTCACTCATCCCATCCCCCTCTCCCGTTATACTACTCCCCATGATATGACCCTTTCTGTTGGCATCGCACCTGTGTAAACTCATTTTGACTCCTTGAACATGGTTATGATGTCGGTGATTAAATCATTGTAATCATCACAATCTGTTGAGCATGACGCATAATAAGTTGAGTCAAGCCCGCCACAATATGAACATTGTTTTTCCTCTATCCCGCCAAGCACCTCAACCACATGGTCTATGATGGCGGAGGCAATCTTAAAACCCATATGGCAAGTACCGCAAGAACAAATCTCATTATATTGATGACCAAGAGAACCAGGATTATTTCTTTCTTTCTCATCATTCATTGTTTTTATTACAGTGTGTAGCACATCAATCTTCATCCTCAACCTCCTTCATAAATGCTTCAGCCTGTCATGTGTCCTCCTTAGTAATGATGACCGAGTCCAGGTCGTTCAGCTATGAGATACTACGCTTGTTTTTGGTATTACCCATCGCAGCCACATCCTGCACTATCCCTCATTACGTCTTAGTGACGCACTGCCCTCGATGCTCGGTCAATTATCAACCCCACAGAGGCTCGCATAAGGCAAACTTATACCAAATTAAGCATGTGGGTGAAGGAGAGCTCTCCTTAGGCATCCACGCCCTTTGCTGTCCTCACGGTTTCAGCAACTCTCCTAATAATTACCCTCTATAAACTTCTACCCATACACCATTGTCATATATTTTTATTTTCCTTGGTATCATTCCATCTCCTCTCAGTTACACAAGGGACGCAGAACCTA